GTGGATGATCCCTTGTCTCTTGTTTTTCATAGCTTCAACTGCACCATTCTGATATTCATCGAGTTCGAAATCTGTATTTATGTATTGAAGATTTATTGGATGATCCGGATGATCGAACTCATAGCTATATTCACCTATAAACTCTTTTATCTTGAGAGCCTCACCTCGAGTGATTGTGAGGATTCTGTCTTTTATCTCGTAGGTGCGGACCAGTTTAGGTACTCCCCACAATGGCAATCCAAGCATACTTTTTTGATGGTAGTCAGGATTTTCATACGTCAAAAATTCCAAGATACTATCCGGTACAGGTTCCTTGTCTAGATCTATGTAAATTTTATCAGTAATGATCATCTATTTTCTTTTGATTATATTGAATCTTATAAAAGATATACCAAGTATTTTGATTCTACTTGAAGATATTCTCCCTTTCGGTCCGTTATAAAAGTTTAGGAAAAAAGCAGGTCTGTATTTAGATACTGTTTTTATTCTTTTTATTTTATTTGAGATTTTTTTTGACATATTATAGTATGCTTATTATTGTTAATGCTGTTTTAAGCTTTTCTAGTTGAGTGGCGTTGTCTACAATATTTCGAATCAAAGATTTTGCTTGCTCTGATGTATTAAGATGATATAAAATCTTTTCAAGATGCTCTTTATTCTCTTTGATTTGTCTACATACATCTTTCATCTGTTCTTGTTTATCCATATATTTATATTTTTTATATATTTATTTTATTAATGTTTCTCCAATAAGATGGAGTGGAATCGAACCACTCTGCAACCATTCATCCTTGCTTATATTGTTCCGCTCCGGCAGAACTCTATAAGGCTTAGTTTGTTGACGGTGCTACTGAAGCATCCTCAACGTCTGCGTCTGAAACTTCTGGAGCTTCCACAACTTCTGCAGTCTCTGTAACTTCAGCTTCAACAGCGTGACCTGCTTCTAGTGCAGGATCAACTGTCTTGTCTTCTGTTACTTCAACTGTTTCAACTTGTGCAAGTTCAGCTTTCAGTCGTGCGATTTTTTGTTCCTTAGTTTCCTCAGGAATTTCGATCTCAACAAAAGGCTCAGATAGCTCAGGTGATATATTATGTTTAGACATAGCGTCTTGAACGATAATAAGATCGTCTGAAATAACAGTAGCTTTTTGCTTTTGCAAATCCATAAAGTATTGGAATCCTCCGGCTACCACTTTAAGGTGGAATCTTCCGTTACTTTTGTTGTCATTTGCATAGTCAAAAACGAATTTAGTAAGCTTTCGACCGAAGTCTATGATTACTTTCTTCTCTTCTTTTGTAACTGACCATTGTCCTTCTGGAAGGTTTGGGTTTTTGTTGTTCATATATGAATTTTCAATTTAACTAACGCGGATAATTATTTCTTCTTAGTAACAGTTTTTGCTTTTTTAGCAACAACTTTTACAGCAGCTTTTTTTGTTACAACAGCTTTAACAGCTTTCTTTGCAACTGGTATGATTTTTTTTGCCATATATTTTTTTATGTAAATTAATTTTTTTCAATAAATATTTTTCGACCTACTGTGTGAGCAGTAAAGGGGAACAATGCGGGCTTTTCAACCGGTCCTCGCGATGCCATCCGGTTAGGTTGTTCATTCATTGTAAACCCCTTTACTGCTCACACTTAGAGCTTTTAAGTGCTCCGATCCTGGATCTCGCTATGAGAACATCCAGGCCTCCCAGCCGGATCCTAAAAGTTGGGGATCCAGGATCGGAGCACTCAAATTACTCTTAATAATTCTCTTCTGCTTCTTTTAATTTATCAATATATTCTACAGTTGCACTTACATCTATATCTATATCAAGTTCATCAAAGAATTCTTTATCAACTGTTATGAATCTTTTTTCTTCCTCTTCTTCAGCTTCATATATTGACTCAACGAATCTGTCCATCTTTTCTGGAATCGGCTCGTCTTTCAACTCTACTTCAACATCAGTTCTTGTTACCGGAATACCATCACCTCTGCTCATGATCAATTTTCCATCCGGCAATTTTTCTATTTGAAGATTTGCTTTTTTTACTTCTTCTTTTTTCTCCATTTCAGCAAAGCTGTGCTCTTCGGCAATTTGGATATCATCATCGTTGTGATCTGTTGGAGTAACTTCAACCGGTGTCTCTTCAATTCTAGCTTTAGCCGGTGGATACAGTGCTCGTTCTGCTTTGGGAACTTTTACCCGTAACATCATTGGTGCGAAGTAAATGAGTTGAGCCCGTCCAACTCTTTTTACATCGAAGCACCACCCGTTCTTTGCCCAATTGAGCTTTCTTAGAATGATCTGGAACTTGTATCTACTTTCCATAGCAGCTGTGTAGTCTCTTTGCTGTCTGAATGCTTTGTAGTAGTCATATAATGTTCCTATAGATATTCTATGCTCAGTGAGCGTGTCTTTGCTTTTGAAGTTTTCTGGATCAAACTTGTCGATGCCTGATATTTCCTGTTCTCCTTTTTCTGAGAGAAAATATTTTATTGGCATCAGTGTTTGATTCAAAAACTCTATGATTATAGCAGCGTCATAAATGAATACTCTATTCTCAAGAGGTACTCCTTTTAATCTTTCTGTTGTTTTTTCTGGATCGTATTTCATTTTAGGTTATTCTTATAAATCTTAATGTTAAATAAATTGGCTCGACTGATCTGGTGAATTTTTCTGAATCAACCTGAATCACCACATTCTTGTCTTCGTATGCCAGGACCGTTGCAAATTTTGATAGGTATGAATCTGTACTCCACCAATCTATGTTTCCTGTAGGTATCGATCTGTATTCCACGTATGCACCTATAGGGAAGAACTCTTTCTGGGTTCGATCTTGTTCACGAAGTGCTTCAATAGCTCTTCTACGGAGATCCCGGAGTCCTGATACGTGGCGTGCATAGGTTTGTTGTCCCACGGTCCGCTTGTATTTTTCATCCTGGAGTCGTATGTGACTTTGTTGAATTGTTTTGATCAGGTATTCGTGTGAGAATCCTGAATATTGTTCTTGTTCTTGCATATGTTTTTAATAGCCGTCTGTCGGCTTATAAATAATTGTTTGTGCACCGAGTCTACCGAATTTTCTGATTCCATATATCATGTTGATATTTCCTTCTTTCTTTCTATCTATGTGCCATCCCGCTAGCACCGTGTGAGACAACTCTCTTGAAAAGGTTGTGATCGCTTTAGGTTTGTATCCTGAATCATAACAATATTGTCTGTATTCATTATACAAGTCTTTTACAGATATACCGTATTTGGTCCACTCACCACGCGGTGCAGGCTCATAGGTTGTTGTCAGGAATTCAAGCAATGGTGAGTTCTCAATTTTGAATGACTTCAACGCTTCAAGGTTTTTCTCAGTCTCGTGGAACTTTCCATTCGCTCGGAGATCTTTCAGTCCTTCAATTGCCCAATTCAATACTCCAGGAATCTCAGTCGAAAGCTTCGATTCAAGATCAAGGTCAGGGTTGTTGATGAAGGTTTTCAAAAACGGAAGGATGATGAATCGTCTATATAGACCAGGTGTCGTATCATTGATCTTCGGAAGCTCGTTCACTGAGAAGATCAATTTTGCAACCGGAATGAATTCAAGGGGATCAGGTCTAAACTTAACATCAGCAGACATTAATTCTCCTGAGATCAAGTTCTTAATGATGTTCGATTCAAAGTAGTTGCCAGAGATCTCATCGATCAGGTTCAGCTTTTTTCCAATCAGTCCAGTTAAACCGAACTGCTTCGTAATAGTCGAAAGGTTAAGTGATGATGTATATTCTCGACCAACAAGCTTCGATATGATTCTTGTGAAAAGAGACTTACCGTTCGCACCCATACCGAAGAAGATAAATGCTTTCGCGTATCGAGTGTCGTTTGTTAGACAATATCCGGCAATCTGTTGCAACAATCTCGCTTGATCAACATCACCATCAGTGATGTCATTAATAAACTTAAACCACATCGGTGATCTAGCTTGGTGATCATATTCGATAGGAATTTGTGATGTTGATAGATAATCCGGAGTATGTGGATGCATCTCATATGTCTCTATGTTCAGCAATCCATTCTTAATGTTCAATATGTTCGGATCTTTATTCTCGTCAACGTGGTTAAAAGTTCTTCCGTCAAGAGATTTGAAAGCCGCGATCTTATCCATAATCTTTGAACTCGTTCTGTAGTTCATGAGCCCATCGTTTAGCATTTCCCGGAACAGAATAGATCGAACCTCCTCAGCTTGCAATGATGTGTATACTCCTGGACCGTAGTTATAAAAGTCTCCACGATTCTTATACTTGAGATAAGGATATCTTTCGGCAAGCACATACTCATACGTCATGTACTTTTCTTTCTGCATGAAGTTCGAGTTGTTTCTGTTCTCCTTTGTTGATTTGGCTAGAACTTTTGAAGTGGCTTTAGACAGCTCGTTTCGTTCATCCTGATCCAACACAACAGCCATCACTTCATTGTTATACCCGAAGTCGTAGTTGTGATCATATGCAGATCGAATAGTCTTTCTGATCTCACGTAGACTCAATCCGTGGAACTCGTTAAAATGTTCTGCTGTTTTATTAAAGTCCCAACCTGCTTCTTTTGCGGCGTAAGCTGCGATCAACAACGCTTTGTTTCTCAAACCTTCTGGAATACTTCCTTTCTCTTTAGAGAATAGTTTTTTGTAACTCGGTCGATCAAGTCGTGGATACAGTTTCTCAACTCCAATTTTTACCTCCTCACTTATCGCGTTCTCACCGGCTGCGATTGCCCAACCTATAGGTGCTTGCTTCTTAACAAAAGCCTCCTGCACTTCGTTGAACGTATATGTGTTCTCAAAAGCAGAATGGAATAGTTTAATCTCAAAAGGCTCTAGTGGGTTTTTTTGGTGTATAGTTCCAGGAACTCGGAGAACTCGGGCAACGTCTTTAGCGGCAGGATCACCGTCGAATCTTTTTAAAATACCTTCTTCAACATCTCTATATCGTAATCGAAGTGACTCTTGTTGATCCGGGTTCAATTGGTCCAGGTATATAGGATCAGTGAGCATCCAATATACATGCAGACCGTTCTTTGTCTCAACAATAAATGTTGGAGCAATAGTCTCGGCATACATATCCATAAGGATATCGTTCTTATATTGGTTGATACTTTCTTTCGTAGCGTTAACTTTATCCGGATAGTCTATATCACAAAAGAAACAGTTGATGTTTGTTAGGTTATCACTCGTTCTTTTTCCTCCTTTGAATCCGTTAACACTGAAAAATATCCCATACCCCTCCTGTTGTCTATGCAGGTCCAACAACTCAGAATGAATGATTGGTTTAGCTGACTCATGATCAGGTATGTATGTGAACAAAGTGTTCTGGAACTTATCGAGAAACTTTTGTGTTTTTGGTTGCAATTGCAAATTTGATTGTGATATTTGTAGCATGGGAGGCTAGATTTTTTTTACTGTTTTTCGTGTATGAATATATTTTATATCTACGGCAGTTATATGTCAAATATTTTCTATGTGTATAACCTGTGAATAAGTTGATAACTATTTTTTCACATGCACTTGCAGTTTTTTTATTCCGAACTTAATTGCTTTTTCGTGAGCACCTACACCGTATCCTTGAAAGATATCATAGCGACCGTCAAATCTTTTTGCAGTTCGATCACCGCACACGTACTCATCTCCGTCAATAAAAACAATTGTTCCTAGATCCAATTTTCGGGGACATGCAACGTATCCAACCTGTGCAGGTTTTCCATTTGCCATGACACATCCTGCATAGTGGCAGGAATCCAAGGATGAATAGGATGTCACTGTCGCATAATCCTGGAACTCAACCAACGGTAAAGGTTGTGATGTTACCTCAGGCAACAAAGGCATAGCCTGTTGAAACACATTAACTGAAAATGAATTATTAATTTCAGCGGATCTCATCGGAGGTATCACAAAACTTTGTGCATTAATTAATAGGGGCAAGGTAACGACTGGCACAAAAAATAGCAGTGCTATATGTATGTATGTTTTTTTCATAGTTGTTAGTATAAAGTATAGCAATAAAAAACACGGTCTCATATAGAGCCGTGCTGTTGTGGTGATTAAAAAGGCGGATTGTCTAGGTACTCACTGTACCCAAAGGAGTTTGAAAAGTTATTGGTATCCATGTTTTTAAGTATCTCGGATACTCGATATTCTGATATCTTAAACCCACACTTGCACACAAGTGCCTTGATATGCGGGAACTCTTCCAACAGATCCGCACACTTCGGACACTTGCCGTCTTTTAAGTTTTGCCAGTGCATCGGAAAACCCTCACGGTCATTTGATTGTGAAGGTTGTCCGGCTTTTTTGAATCTGTTTTGTGCTCCTGCTTCTAAAAAACTTGTCATATAAATATTTGTAAGATTAATTTAATAATATACTCGAGTGATACAAGTATAGCAACCATTGCTATAACTGTAATGTATTCCGCGTACCTCAAATGCTTTTGCTTCGTTGTCTCGGGTATGAATACATATATACCCTTTCTTTTTTTATTTGCCATATCTCACGGCAATGTCTAGCCGTCTTTTAAGTTCTAGATAGTGAAGCTTGAAAGCGTTCAGTAGTGCGATATGCGGTTTACTCCCACAAGCCTCATAATATCGACCGTCGATGTAGCCACCGGCAATATACAACGGTTCACCTGTATATGTGGTCATTAACGTATCCTTGTACACTCTTTTGATTGTCATATATGTATTGTATTTAGATTAATTTTTTTAATTGCTCGAATATCTCGCTTTTGTCTTTATAATACTCGGGGGAAAAATCCGGGATTGATTGCAAAAATCGATCTTGCTCCTTTATTGCCTCCAACAAAAACATTTTTTGGTTATTGGTGAAGATACTTATATATGGAGTGATTACCCATTTTTGCGAAAGGTCCAAGCGGTCTATGACATAGTGTCTAGCCTCTAGCTTGTTAACAAACTCTTTTATATAATGCGTGTCTTTTTGGTTTGTGATTGAGAATAGCATAATTTTTATATTTCAGTGTCTAGCCACTGTTTAAAGTTTTTATAAAACATATCACCGAAACTTTTTGTGTATAGGTGCACATAGTGAGCATAGCTCCCCAGTGCACTATGTAAAGTTATATGTGTATATGTATCCGGGTTTAGACTGGATATTTTTCTGACGTGTAGTTGAAAAAACATATAATTATTTTTTTATATCCTTAAGGATATATTCTTTTGTAATGTCCACGCCGTCCTTTGTGATTGTGTAGCCCTCGTACTCGAAAGCGTGGGACATGGAATAGCCACAACGTCTATGCATAAAGTCCCATATCTCTATCTCTTTCTCAGTTACTAACAATGGTTTGTTGTCTTGGTATAGTGTATACATATATTTATTTACTTGGTATATTATGAATCAGTTTATAATATCGAGCCTCCAGTTTTTCTTTAATTTTTGCAACCTGGTGTGTGGGATATGAATAACCTATCTCGTGGAAAACTTCGTGATTAAGGTCTTGCCACTTCTTAATAAGTTCCCTTGTCTCTTGGTCCAGTGACATTGTTGTAAAGTATCTTTTATCTGATAGTGTTAACTTTTCGTATTGCTCCAGGAATCCGGGAAGGTCCGGGTTATTGGATAGGAAAAGTGCATGAATGATTTCTTTCATATGTGTATTATTGGTTATTTTTTAGGATTGAATAATTTCCTCCCCAGTCTCTAGAGAATCCGGCTTCAAATAACATTTTCTTTTCTTTTTCTGAAAGTTCTCCCGAGTTGAAATATACAACGTAACCACGCGGGTCACCTTGATATGTGAGGTATGAGGGTATAGTTCCACCACATAGGTCCTTGAGACGCTTCAAGATCGATTTTTCTTTTTCCTCCGGAGATGTTATATATCTCGCACGAACATCCGGGTTTAATTCCCACAAGTTTGTGTCTTCATTAAACCAGTAGTCACCGTTGGCTTGTGCTGTTTGGTGGTTGATTATATCTTGAGAAAGTCGCTTGATTGATTTGATTGGAGTGTTCTCGATGTTTTGTATAATTTTTTGTAACATATATTTATTTTTGTATTTTATTATGTATATAATTTAGCTCATGACTCCCCACAACATCTTGCCATGTTTGTGTGAGATAGTCCCACATCTTTAAATCAAATTGCCAATGGTCTAACATATCGGATATTGTCCAGTTTGTTAACTTTTGGTCAGTCATGTTGTCGCACTCAGCATATGAGATAAACTTTTCTGCGATTTCCTCTATGCTTTCAAATATGCAGTTTGCACACATCTCAGCTCCTTGCATATCTTTAAGCATAAAATAGTTTTTGTTGTGTTGTAGAATTATCATATATTTATTTAGATTTGATTATTTCAATAATTTCAGCGATGTTATATCCTCGGTGTTTTTTGAGGTTATTTTTATTTAACGCGTATGCTTCACTCCATGAGCCATGTTGTTTGTATACATATCTTTTTAGAAAATGCTTACAGTCGTATGCATAGCCTTGCAGTTTGTATATACCGTATTGAGTGAGGTTGTCTATACCGAAAGAGCTACCGTTTTCCATTTTATCCTTGATATATTTTTCAGTAACCGAAAGATCGATTTTTGACGGGTCCGGGTTTAAGATAAAAGAATAAGGTTTGATTGGTGTGTTTTTTGACATGGCTATTTATTCTTTTTATTATGTTTTGCTATTAATATATCCTTAACCTGAGCTTGTGCCATCTCTAGAGCTTCAAGGATTGTGCCAGTACACAAGCCACCGTCTATGGAATCAACTAGTTCACTTCCATTTCCGTCATGCATTTGAGACGGTTCACAGTCGTATATATCGTACATATAGCCCTCGTTTTGTTCTGAGTAGTTGATAGTAATTGTAAGTGTTTGTAACATATAGATGTTTTAAAATTATTATTATTGATTAAAGTGTAAAGGTAATTAAGTAGTCAGTGTGTGAAGCCAGGAGAAACAGGGAAACAAAAAGCACAAGGCATACTACTATATTGAGTGTATAAGATTTTTTTGATGTTGAATCGAATGAGAATCCTTTTTCTTTTGGTAGATAGTATTTCATGTGTTTTTGTTGTTGCTATTAATTTTTATTAATATGGAGTGCAACGTGTCCATATATATATAATAGTCGAATGGCATACATATGTCAAGTAAATGTCATGTGATTATAGTGTGAATATGTGGACAACTTTTTGCGGTCCTGGAATCCTTTCAGCCACTGCGATGTGTATACATATATAGATTAAGTGGATACACTTTTTTATTAAAATACGATAGGTTGCAACTTCATTTTAATATGGGCAGATACACGGCATATGATTTTAAGGCACCTTAAAAACGATTGTAGAGGCTCGAAAATCGATCTTTTGATGTTTGTTGTGGTGATTTGGTGAAGTTGACGTTTTAGGGTATGTTTGGAAAACAACTGTTTATATGGATATGATGTACATGTTGTATAGAATATGATTTGTGTATAGTTTGTTTGGAAAACAACTGTTTATATGGATATGATGTACATGTTGTATTTTTAAATAGATATATTTAATATATAAGTGTTTAATTTGAGTTTTTACAAAATAGGGGTTTACAGATTTAAATATGTGTGAAGCCTAAAAATAAAAAAAATAAAAGTTATAACTAACTTAAAAATAGCGTTCTATCTTATTCTCTTATACAACATAGAGTTTTTAGCTTGATAAATAACGTTATGTTGATTTGAAAATGTTGTATAGTATTGATATTTGTCACCTTTGTGTCATTTTAAGGAGATATCTCACGAACAACAGTTTATAAGGCTCATTTGGGAATCATTTCTTAAAGCCACAAACAGCTTTCTTGTCAAGGGGTTTTTGGTCTCCTTTACAACATTTTAAGGTGATTTTGAGCTGTTTTGACAAATCTATGAATGTATTATATAATGTTGTACTATTGTTTGACCCAGAAAGCATACTTATTCTCCTTTACAACATAAAAGACCTTAAAACGTGCGTTTGGACCGCTGTGGCTGTGGTGATTAAGGGGGCAAGGTTTAGGTGTCATATGTACATAGTACAAGGGCATAGCGTGGCATGTGTCTAGAGGCTAGTATAAGAGCCTGTGAGCGTCATATACTATATGTGTAGCTATTACATCATATATGGAGCATATACACGCGTCACAATTGAATAGATTTGAAGCCCCCCAGGGGGATGCCATGGCAAGATCATCTGCTCATGCGTATTCCTCTCCGGGGGTCCCTAAAGAAAATTACAGTCTAAACGGTTCACTTGAAAAAATCGGCGAAAATTCTGGAGAAGGAAAGGTCTTGACAGGTCAGCTAGTACGTGTTGGAGACTATAAGCCTGAATACTGTAAAATCATGTACGATTGGTTTTGCTCTAAGGATCAGACCTACACGACTCATGACACAATGGTATGGAAAAACGGTGAGGTTTCAGAAAAGGCTAGACAAGTTCCTAACCCCCCGCCACATTTTTCAGAGTTTGCTCGAACAATTGGGACCACTTGGAAAACGCTAAAAAACTGGGCAAAAAAACATACTGAGTTCGCGGATGCATATGAAGCTTGTCAGGATATCATCCAGGAATTCATGGTTAACAATGGAGTGACAGGAGCATACTCAGGACAGTTCGGAATATTTGCAGCAAAGAACCTTACAAAAATGCGTGACGTGACTATTAATAAAAACGAGAATTATAATATGAGAGAGATTCTCGATGCGATCGAGAAAGGAATTAATCCAAACGAAAGCAATGACTTTTAATAAACAAAACAATCATGCGAACTTTTTCAAAACTCAAAGCATACCTGATCATCAGGAACCAGAGATCTCTGGGGGGCACTCTGTTGACAATGGAGTATCTTCTGATGCATCCGAGTATATTGGAGATGTTGTGGAATTTGATCCTATTGCAATTGTGGAAGAAACAAAAGATCAACCTGCTGCTATCGACAATAGTAGTAGTGATTTTGTTGATCCTGTTTTATCCGACCTGAAATCTGACGTAGTTTCTATGGATGGATTTCAGACCTATATAATTCCAGTGCAGTCAACTGATTATAAAGGCCTGGAATCGATTGATCCCAGGTTGGTTGATAGGGAATGGCGTCTCAATAATCTGTACACGGTGATTAATGAGAAAGGTGAATTGGTAAAATTTAAATTGCGTGACGCTCAGAAAAAACTTCTTCGTGGTATGCACTACAAGAACATTATCCTGAAAGCACGTCAGCTTGGATTTACTACATTCATCTGTATATTCCTTCTCGACTATGCACTTTTCAACTCAAATAAACAGATAGGTATTATTGGACCAACTCAAACTGATACTGGAGTGATTTTCCGAAAAGTAAAAGTTGCTTGGGATAACTTCCCACAACGGATCAAGGACTTTTTGAGACTGAATACTGCAGGAGATTCGAAAGTAGAATATGAATTTACTAACGGATCTGTTATGCGTATCTCAACTTCGCTTCGATCTGGTACTTATCAAGCTGTGTTGATTACCGAATTCGGTAAGATCTCGGCTCGGTTCCCGGAGAAGGCTGAGGAAATTATAACCGGAACACTTCCTGCTGTGCCTGCACAAGGTTTAGTATTCATCGAATCAACAGCTGAAGGTGAAGATGGCCGGTATCATGAGATGGTTGAGGATGCTATGGAGAATGCACGTACACATCATGCTCTTACGGTTAAGGATTACAGATTCTTTTTCTTTCCATGGTACGAGAACCCATCAAACGTAGTGTCTGGCGAGGTTCAGATCCCTGGATATATGGAAGAGTATTTTGAAAAGATGGAACTCATGACAAAACACGTGTTTTCTAAGGAGCAACGCAACTGGTACTTCCTGGAATCGAAGATCCAGAAAGGAAAAATGAAACAGGAGCACCCGACGTTGCCCGAAGAGGCGTTCTTGATGTCAGGAAACAAGCTTTTCAACGGTGAGAACATCGATACTCAGATCCAAATGTACATGCGTGAGCCAATGGAAGTTGATGGTGACTTCTTGATATATAAAAGATATGTAAAGAGCCACCTATACGGACTTGGAGCCGACGTTTCTCAAGGTGTGAAGCGTGACTCATCGACAATTGTGGTCATTGACTTTACGACAGGTGAAACTGTTCTAACGTACAAGTCGAACATTGTTGATCCGGTTACATTTGCACATGATATCAAGCGTGCAGCACTCATGTATGGAGGATGTATAGCAGCTCCCGAAGCAAACAACGTTGGTATTACAACTTGCGTAACTCTTAATTCAATATACCCAAACATTTATACTCAGCATCGTGAAGGTTTAATTGAAACATCACCAACAAACAAGTTGGGATGGCTCACAACAGGACTTTCTAAACCTAAAATGATGTATGAATTCTCTGAAGCGATTAACGATGATATCGTTCATATCTTAGATGAAGGAATTCTCATGGAAGCAAAGAAGTTTAACAAAGAAGACTCACTTGAAATTATTGTAAATGATAAAACAACGAGACACTTCGACCTTTTGACTGCTGCAGCGATCGCATATCAAATGAAGATATACACATCACGTGGAATATCTGATCCAGAAGACGTTTCTAGAGTTGAAACACATAGAGCCAACCGAATCAAACAAGCACATAGATATAATTAAAAACAATGTCAAATACAAACCCTCAAAATAAATATACAATGACTGCAAATTCAAACAATGGTAATGCACCTGCGTCTCTTTCTGGACTTGTAGCAAATTTTAAGCACAATTTCCTTTCAAAGAATAATGAGATTGTTCCTGGACTATTTTTCAATCAATATAATACTATTAAGGATATTTATTTTGCATCTCACAACACGTTTCAATCTGGACCGACAGATGATAATGGAGATCCTAAATACTATTATGATTTGATTACTGATCGTAATGATCAAGCGACAAAAAACATCAACCTAAGTACGAAAGATGTGTACATTAAGTCAGAGACAAAAGGATCTCAACTTAAAACATGGATGTTACGAAGAGAGTTTGTTGGTTATGCAAAAACATCTGGGTTCGGAAAGAAGTTGAATGATCTTGCTGACGATCTTCCAGACTTCGGTACGGTTGTATGGAAAAAAATTAAGCTTGCAGATGGTCGAACTGACACATCTCAAGTTGAATTGATTAACCTTATGAACGATCCAGGAGTAAAGAACCTGAAGGATGGAATTGTGATCGAGCGACATATGCTCACACAATACGATCTGTTCACTCGAAAGAGTTGGAACAAAGACGCTGTTATGTGTCTGGTGAATGGAGGAAAAACGGTGGCACGAACTACATTCATGGATGATACTCAGTATGAGGCAAGCACTGATGCTTCGAGAATCGATGAGACTACTCCTTTCTATGAGATCTATGAGATGTGGGGAGAGATCTCACGCGAGATGTATGAAAAATACAAAACTGGAGGGCTTGAAAGAAAGGATACTGTATCTAAATATAGTTCTAAAGCAAATAAAGGTAGTGTATCAAGTTATGGAATCAAAACATCTCCGACATATTCTGAGCCTGATGCAGTTAAGAAGACTCCAGTTGAACAATTGTATGAAGCAAATGAGACTGTATACGTGATGGCGGTGATCGGAGGTATTCGAGAATCAGAAACAGAAGCAGTGTTGTTCTGTAAAGAAGTTGATCGCTCACTATTTCCATATAAAGAGTGTCACTACAGACGAAGAAAAGGACGATGGCTTGGACTTGGTAACTATGAGTTATGTATGCCTCTCATTGAGAAGGCAAACGAGATCACAAACCGTTTCTATGCATCACTTCGAATTGCACTTTTACATCTATATCAAACAAGAGACAAGTTACATGTTAAAAACATGCTACAAGATCTGCTCGACGGAGATCTGGTCGTCTCGAAATCTGAGATCACAGTCATTCCTACCGAGATTCGCGGGTTCACTCAGTATAAAGATGAGATTGAGCGTATCGAAAGAAAATGTGATCGACTATGTAACTCATTCGAGATTGTTACTGGAGAAAACTTGCCGGCAGGAACGCCATTTAAGTTGGGTGCACAGCAATTGAAGTCAGCTACAAAACTATTCGAATATATTCAGGAGAATATGGGATTGTTTATAGAGGAAGTTTTCAATGAGTGGCTGCTTCCAGACTTCGGAAAGGCTATGACAAAGGAACACATTCTGGAACTCATGGACGATGTAGATGATATTGAAATATATTACAACGCTAAGAAGAAATTATTTCAATATCAGGTGATGAAGCAATACATCATGGAGAACGAAGAGTTTCCTGAGGCATCGCAACTGCAACTTGTTGGATCATTGGTTAAGGATCAAATTAAAAAAGGTCCGAAGCAAATCAAGATCGAGCAAGACTACTATACAGACACTAAGTATTCGTTGAAGGTGGTGATTACCTCAGAAAACGATGCTAAGAAAGAGAACCTTGAAACATTGTCAAATACATATCAAGTGCTTGCAGCAAATCCTGCTGCGGTCCAAGATCCTAGACTCATGAAGATTCTAAACATGATCCTGGAACAATCTGGATACTCACCTCTTGAGATCAACGCTGTAAACGAGACTGAAGTGAATCCTTCACTCAATCCAGCAAATCAAGGAGGAGGAGGAGCAGACAGAGCAATGGTCGATGCCACCGGTGGAAGCAATACCGTATCTGGACCTCCAAACAGAGGAACAGCGGTAGCGGCTAGACCGTAATTATCAACCTTAAACATTTCAACATCATGAAAAAAATTAATCTAGACAAGAATGAAGAGGATGCTTTAGGTGCGTTAATTTTACAAGGAGGAAATTCAGTTGCTGTTTTGAAAAAAATATTCACTTTAGCAATCGAAGACTTGAAAGATATAACGAACGTAGACAGCAAGGGGAACATGGGACTGCAAACATTGGCGAGACAGCTAGCTGTTGAGAAAATGATTATAGTTCGTGATCTGATTTTTCAAGAGGTTCAAACAAAACCTTTCATTGAAAAAGAGAAACCAAGTCAATGGAAGTAATTCCACTGCAAAAACAAAAAGATCGATTGTAGCAGATCCATATTAAAAATAAACTACAAGGGACAAAACCCTCCAAATGAATAAACAAAAGTATGGCTGAAGAAACAAAAACATTCAAACTGGAAGAAGAAATGACTCCAGAAGAATTACAAAAGCAACAAGAGAATGAAGATTTTCTTCTTGCATTAACGGACGAAGATCTAACCGACCCCGATAAAGTTGAGGAAATCAACAAACGACTTGCGGACGCGAAGACTACGATCCATCAGAAGCGTCACTTCCGAGAAAAACTGAAAGCAGTGGAAACACCGGCTCCAGAAAAAAAGGAAGAGAAGAAGCCTGTAAAAGATGCACCTGCCAATGATACATCTAAAGTGGATGCAATCGTTGGAATAGAATTTCGTCAGGACCATCCGGAACTAACGAAAGATGTCGTAAAAGAGATCCTTAAATATGCCGGAAATTCAGGGATTACTCCGGAAGAAGCACTATCAAGTCCTATCATTCAAAACTATATAAAGTCAGAGCAAACGAAGGAGGATGTTGATGGAGCTTCGATCGCACCAGGGACGAAAGGAACTGGTTCAGGCATTGAGAAGAAGGACTGGTCTACAGCTTCTCAAGCAGATATTGAGAAACAAAGAAATAAGATTCTCAATGGACAATAGACCAACATTATTCATTAATTTTTAAAAAAAAATTATGTCACAAATTACATCAACGGCAGAAATCGCAAACATAAATACATTTTATAGTCGCGACCTTTTGTTTCGAGCTCAACCAAGACTCGTTCACACAAAATTCGGTCAAGTTAAAGATATCCCAACAGGAAACTCTTCAACTGTAACTTTCCGAAGATACGCCAACTTCGCAGCAGCAACAACTGCTCTTGTAGAAGGTGTAACTCCTCTAGGAAAGAAACTTTCTGTAACAAACCTAACAGCGACTGTACAACAATACGGAGACTACGTGGAACTTACAGACAAACTAACTATGACATCTGAAGATCCAGTTCGAGCTGAAGCGAACATGATCATGGGAGATCAAGTTGGTAACACACTCGATCAATTGACTCGAGATGTGATGGTTGCGGGTACAAACGTTATTTATTCAGGAACAGGAAACGTAGCTCGAGCAGATGTTGCAGCAGGTGATGTTATCACTCTTGCAAACATTCAATCAGCTGAGGAAACATTGAAAGTTAACAATACAAAGTGGATGGCTTCATTCGTTGATGCTTCAACTGGTATTTCAACTACTCCTCTTCCTCCATGTTTCATCGGAATCTGTCACGTATACACTACAAAGACAATCCGAGCTATGACTGGATTTACTAAGGTTGAGCTATACGCACAATCTGGAGCACGAATGGATGGAGAAATTGGTAAAATTGAGAACACTCGATTTATCGAAACTGTTAATGCGAAAGTATTTACAGGAGCAGGTACATCAAGTATCGACGTTTATGCAACATTGATCTTCGGACAATTTGCTTATGCAACTACTCGAATCGCAGGTCATGCAATTGAAAACATTGTAAAACCTCTAGGTTCAGCAGGTACAGCCGATCCTCTAAACCAACGAGAAACATCAGGATGGAAAGCGACTTTCGTTGCTAAAATCCTTAACGATGACTTCATCGTTCGAATCGAACACGCACGAGTATAATCTACTTAGTGATGGTTATACAGCTTAAAGTTCGAAAAGCTCAATGGGGGGAAGAGCCCCAACATTATTCATTAATTTTTAAAACAAAATTATGGCATACGTAAAAAAAGGAGAAATCCAAGACGGTCTTAAAGGAGCATGGGTTGAATTCGGTACATTTACTCTTGATCCTGCATCAATTGCAGCGGCAGGTAAAGGTACGGAAACAGTAGCTATCACAGGTGTTGACACAGGTGATCTAGTTTTTGTTAACGGAGAAGACCTTGCTGCAATGATCACTGTAACAGGAGCGAAAGTTACTGCTGCAGATGTTGTTTCGGTTTACATTAATAATATGTATGACGCAACTACTGCCGTAGATGGTGGTGAGAAGACATTCAGTATTATGATTGTTCACCTAGGAGCACTGTCTTAATCGACATAAAAAAGATTGAAAAATTATAATTAAAAGCGTAATTGCTTAAAATCTAAACATATATGAACAACGAACACGAATTCGATCCAACAAATCAAGAAGATCCTAACTATGATTCAACTCTTCATAATCAACATGAAGAAGCACAATCACAAACACCTCCTCCAGTAGCTCCTAAAAAAGTAACGACTGAGGAAAGATATAAATTCCTCACTCCGGAAGAGCGACTCGCACTAAAAGCATTAAGTGTTCCAGGAATGCGAGACGCTCCTACTCAAGGATTATCATTGACTGATGAGCAACTTCTTGTAAAAGAGAAACTTGCAAAAGAACCTCGAGTGACGATGTTTGTACCTTTGGATCCAGGAGAAAAAGCTGGCGATGCATACCGATCTGTTACTATCAACGGTTACCGTTCTGAAGTAAAGAAAGGGAAAATGGTTAAGCTTCCTGAATCTATTGCAACATTGCTTATGCAGGCATATGAGATTGAGGCTGAGACATTGAACAACAATGAATTCAACCTTAGTAATGCGAGTGAAAGTAAAAGATCTGCGTTAAACGCTTAAATTTGATTTCGGATACCGATCCTTTATGGGGTCGGGAATCCTAAATAAAATTAGGAACATTTATAAAATATCATCATCAAACATATATGGAACTAGCAGAAATAAGAACAGATGTACGGTATCTCATAAGTCCACAGCTTACGAGTACCGATTACCCAGATACAGATCTGGATAGAAACTTAAACCGGTGGTACCGAACTATCATGGGTTGGATTATTCCAATACAAGGTGATTGGGAACTTTCTGGAGATGTTCTATATCGAGACCTTGAAGTTGGAGTAACTGAATACGACCTACCTTTCAAAGTTGTGAGAATTATTAAAGCAGAAGTGATGTATGTAACAGGAGGATCTTTCGTTCCGGTTCATTTTAGAGATCTGAAAAGAGATCAAAATACGATCGAAGGAAATACTACTCGAATCGAAGATGATGTGAATAGACCTGTTGCTGATTTGATGGGTGATCTTATAAGTTTGAGACCTGCTCCAACAACGACAGTTGTAAATGGATTTGCAATCTGGGTTCAGCAAGATTTTACAAACCTTGAAGATGATGCTGATGGAGTGAATGATGTTCCTGATATTATGGAGCCTGCAATCAGAGCAATCGCAGTTGGAGCAGCTCTTGATTATGCAGTTGCTGAAGAGATGGATAAAAAAGAAATAGCACTTAAGAGAATGTTGTTTGGAGATCCTAGAGTACCAGATGATAAAGGGCTCAAGGGAGTAATAGAAGACCTTTATGCCAACCGGTCGGCGGCACGAAGAAACCAATTAACAGCTAAAAAACAATCATACAAATAAACATATGTCAGAAACATGGACAAACAATCGCGGCGGACTAGCTCTTGCCGGAATAAAAAAATGGAGAAGCCAATGGGTAACACTTACATCATACGTACCCGGTGATGGAGTGTATAACTCTGCAACAGGAAAAGCATATATTGCACTTGTGAGACATACTGCAAGTGCTTTATCTGAACCAGGTGTAGGTGCTGATTGGGAAGATTCTTGGGATCTTTTGGTTTCTGGTGATGCGGGTCCAACAGGCTATACAGGATACACAGGTTACACTGGTCCAACTGGATATACTGGTTACACAGGACCTCAAGGTGCTACTGGATATACTGGTTATACAGGATCACAAGGGGCAGCATCAACAGTTACTGGTCCAACAGGTTATACAGGATATACTGGATATACAGGTGCAGCCTCGACTGTTACAGGACCTACTGGATATACAGGATACACAGGATACACTGGTGCTGCATCAACAGTTACTGGTCCAACTGGATATACTGGTTACACAGGACCTCAAGGTGCTACTGGATATACTGGATACACTGGTGCTCAAGGACCAACAGGTTATACAGGATACACAGGAGCGGCATCAACAGTTACTGGTCCAACTGGTTATACAGGTTACACTGGATACACTGGATACACTGGTGCAGCCGGAGGATCAATGAGTTGGCAAGGCCCATGGGTTACATCTCATGTATACGCGGTGAATGATGCTGTTTATATAAATGGAAATAGTTACATCTGTATTGTTGCACATACATCAGGTACTTTTGCTACAGATCTTGCTGCAAGTAAATGGAGTCTCACTTCTTCAGGTGCAACTGGTTACACTGGATACACTGGTTACACTGGACCTGCAGGAGCAGCTTCAACAGTTACTGGACCGACAGGTTACACTGGATACACTGGTGCTGCATCAACAGTTACTGGTCCAACAGGTTACACTGGATACACAGGATATACTGGACCTGCAGGAGCAGCTTCAACTGTAACAGGACCAACAGGTTATACAGGTTACACTGGTCCTCAAGGTGCAATTGGAGCAACAGGTTACACTGGATACACAGGATATACTGGACCTGCAGGAGCAGCTTCAACTGTAACAGGACCAACTGGTTACACTGGATACACTGGTGCAACTGGTTACACTGGATACACAGGTTACACAGGACCAGGAACATTATTCTCACAAGTAAGAGTTGCAACAGTTGCAGCAGGAACACTTGCATCATCATTTGAAAACGGTGATACAGTTGATGGAGTTACACTTGCAACAGGAAACAGAATCTTGATTAAAAATCAAGCATCAGGATCTGAAAATGGAATCTATGTTGTTGCGTCATCTGGATCACCTACACGTGCAACAGATAACGATGCAGACTTAGAGATTCGACAAGGAAAAATTCTTGTTCAAGAAGGTACTGCAAATGCAGGTGCAATATTTGGAAACACAAACACATCTGCAATTACAGTAAACACTACAGCATTAACATATCGATGTATAAGTTCTCCTAAACCATACGCATTAACAGATGCAGCAACTATTGTTGTCGATGCTTCACTTAACGTTGTATTCTCAGTAACACTTGGAGGAAATAGAACACTTGGAAACCCTTCAGGATCACCTGTTGATGGGCAGTTAATGGAAGTGTTGGTTCTTCAAGATGGTACAGGAACTAGAACACTTGCATACGATACACAATATCGATTCGGAACAGATGTAACATCTCCAACATTAACAACAACTGCTTCAAAAATGGATAAACTATTATTCCAATATGTATCAGCAAGTACAAAATGGGATTGTATAGCAGTAACTAAAGGATATTAAAAATATATGGCAGTAATATCAAAAATAATTTCATTTTATAATTTTGAATCAAACTCTAACGATAGCGTTGGAGGTAATAATGGTAGTGATACAAGTATCGCTTACACAACTGGTCTCATAGGAAATGCAGCTGAGTATGATGCTGCTGGTGACAAGATTTCTCTTGGAGACCCTGCCAACTTAAAGTTTTCAGGAGCAAATGCTTGTTGGGCTTGGATAAATATGGCAAGTGTAAACAGAGCAAACTTAGATATGGTTATTTTCAAAGGAAATGACGGAGGTGACTTTTGGAACGAGGCTATATATTTTACAGGTACAAATACAGTTAAAGCTCGTATAAACGCAAACAGAAATGTCAATGCTGCTATAGATACTGCAAACTATACTTTTACAGTAGATAGTAACTGGCATCTTGTGATTCTAAACTACACAGGTTCTTCATTAGAACTATATTGGGACGACATGGTTACTCCAAAGGTAACAGCAAGTACATCAATAACAATTGATACAACAGGGACTTGGCATATAGGAAACACAAACGGAAGTCGTTCTGTAAGTAAGAAATTAGACCTTGTTGGTTTTGCAAACGCTGCACTTACTCAAGCAGAAAGAGAGGAATTATATAATAGTGGAGCAGGTTTTAACCCATTTACAGTTAATCCTTCTAGAAACTTTTTCAGAATGAGTAATCATCTGTTATAATTAAATTAAAAATATGAATAAACCTAAATTTACAATAGCATTAATAGCCCGAAACGAAGCAAAGACTTTGCCACGTCTTTTGAACTCATTAAGTGAGTTTAAAGAAAGAGGAGGAGAAGTTTTATTGCTCGATACAGGATCAACAGATAACACTGCTCAAATAGCACGTGATATGGGTTGTGAAGTGCAAGAGGTTGGAAACATATTTAAAATTGAAATATCAGAAGAAAGAGCGAATGCGATAAATGAAAAATTCGTTGCTGCAGGAGATACTCCAATTGTAAAAGCGGGAGACAGTATGTTTGATTATTCAAGTGCGAGAAACTATATTGCAGGATTTTCAAAGACACCAATGATCGCTATGCCAGATTGTGACGAGATTTATACAAAACTAGATCTTGATGAAATAGACAGAGCTATACAATCAGGAGTTGATCAATTCGAATATAACTTCGTGTACAGTCATGATGAGCAAGGTAACGAGGCTATAAAGTTCATGCACTCAAAGTTCTACAACAAAGACAAGATGACATGGGTGGGGATTATCCATGAAGTATTGCAAGCAAACTCTGAGATCAGTAGAACTTTTTTTCCAGAGACAGTCATCAAGTTAGAACACTATCAAAATGTTGAAACAAACAGAGGTCATTACTTAACAGGTCTTGCATATGATTGTTTTAATGATCCATCAAACGATAGAAATGCACACTACTTAGGTCGTGAGCTTTTTTATACACATAGATATAATTCTGCAATCAAGCAATTGAAGATTCATGTTGAGATGAAAAGATGGCCTGCTGAAGCAAGTCAATCTTTAATGTTTATCGGTGATTCATACCTTGTTCTAGGTGAGGATAAAGACGCTTTGAATGCGTACCGGGAAGCGTTCGATCTTTGTCCAACACGAAGAGAGCCTCTTATGAAAATGGCTGAGTTTTACTATAAGAGAAAAATGGTTGATCAAACTATTGCATATACTGCAGCAGCACTTCAAATCAAACAAGGTGAAGGGCATTTTTATGCGAACTTCCAACCTTACTATGAAAACATTCCTCACGAAATGATGTATTGGGCTCTATGGGAGAAAGGTGAGATAGCTGCATCTAAGGATCATTTCGATATGTGTTACCTGTATCAACCTTTCTATTCTAAATACATGCATGATTTTAGATTCTATTACAAGCTTCCTAAAATATCATTCGTTATTCCTACAATTGGAAGACCAGAAGGCTTGAAAAAAGTAATTGAATCTATAAAAGGATTGAATTTTCCTCAAGAGAATCTGGACATCATTGTTGTATCTGATGGAGAGCCTATGGAATGGAATGGAGATACTCAAATTACATTAATTAATAATCCTGAAAGAATAGGTGTTCCTAAAAGTCTTAAGAAAGGAGTGGAAGCATCTAAAGGAGATTGGGTTGTATATGCATCAAATGATATTGAGTTTACTCAAGATTCACTTATGGCTGCATTTAAGACAGCAATGGATAATAATAAATGGTTCATGTCATTCAATACAGATATTGAGCGTCATGATCAAGGGACTGTCTGCGAGCACTTTATGATCCACAAAAAGTTGATACCTAAGCTAGGTGGCGAGATCTTCGATACAGAATTCAATCACGTAGGAGTTGATAATCTTCTTTGGGCAAAACTAAAGAAAATCAATCAGGCCATGAGATGTGAAAGAGCTGTGGTGATTCACAAACATTTTTCAAAAGATGAGACGCTTATGGATTCTGTATATCAATTGGGATGGAATGCAGATTCCGTCGCGAAAGATCGTGAATTATTAGCCATTAAACTTAAAAACCTATAAAATTTTATGACAGAACTTTTTAACTTATTTATTAGTCACTCTGGTAACGTAATCAGCGTTTTGGTAATAATTATACTCGGTTATGACAGAATAAAAAACGGTCAATCAGGTCTTCGAAAAGAGATCACTGCAGAATATAAAGAACGAAATGATCAGCTCGATCAAAGAATAAAGACGCTTCAAGAAGAGTCTAGAAACAGAGATATTGAAATAGCGAAATTCCAAGCGACGATCATAGAAAAAGACAAGCATATCATCTATCTAACAGAAACTCTTCAAGGACGTAACCCGGATACAATAAATATCTTAGGTGAAATCAAAGAGTTGAATAAAAAGATTCTAGAATTTATGACACAAGAGAAAATAGATACAAAAACTACTCTTGATTATCAAACAAGATTATTGGAAACAAGCACAAACCGTAATAAGAAAATAGATGAAGCAAGTTTGGCTCACGATGGAGAACCAATAAGAGTACCTAAAGAATCAAAAAAATAACATATGAGATATTCATCACCAAGTTTTAGAATAGACAAAGTAGATTGGCTTAAAGGGTCAAACTCTTATGACGACTATCCAGAAGGTAGTGCTCTGTATTCGACTGTGGGGATTAACTCTTTTTCAAAACCAGGTCTTTTAGCTCAAGCTCCTCTTTTAGGTAGTGCGGTAACAGCCTCACTTCCAACAAAAGGAGTAATTTCATGGGGTGTGGGATCAGGTGCTTCAGCACCGTCTGTGATGGCTGTATATTCGAATGCAAGTAATCATGGAATATTCTATACAGTGAATCCAACATCGGGTGCTATGACTGTTGTAGGGTCAACAGACTCAACAAGATCATACAAGTCAGGGATAACAGATACTGTATTTTATAACGGTAGCTTTTATACTACTTCTGAGACTGATATCTGCAAGAACTCTGCTGATCTTGCTACTCGAGATCAAAACTGGTGGACTGGAACGTCTGGAAAAACAGCACTTACATCAGGTATCCCTCATCCACTTCTTGTGTATGAGTCAATCATGTATATTGCTGATGGTCGATATCTTCACAAGCTAGACGGATCAACAATATCTCTTCAAGTTTGGGATGCACCACCGGACCACATCATTACAGCACTTGTTGAATATAACGGTCTTATTTATATCACTGCAGAACCATATAAAGATCTAACAGGAAGTGTTCACGGTCTGTCTCAGATGTTCTCTTGGGACGGTCTTCTTGAATCATGGTATGAGCAATACTTCCTGGACTATCGAGTAAACTCTTTGTACGTGTACAAAAATAAACTGTATGCATGGACAAACAATTTTATGGGACTATGGACAGGAGCTGAGCTTGAACCTCTATTTCCTGTATCGAACCAGGTGTTTAATTGTCACATTACAGCAACATCGAACTCGATGATCTTTGCTGACGGGACAACTCTTGTAAGATATGGAAAACCTTTCAGTCCTTCTATGGTCCGGAAGTTTTATAGATACATGACTTCTGCATCATTGAACTTTTCTGGAATCATAAGTCTTTCAGGAAACAACTTGATCGCTACAGAGCTACATGCTTCTGCATCTCCGAACTATTACATATCAAACTTCGATACACCGGCTACATCTGGAACTAGAACTCTTACATTCAACACGAGATTTTTGAAGAAACCTGTAAAAGTTCAAGCTATCGTTATTGAGACAACGGCACTTACATCTGGCGAAAAAGTAAAAGCAGGATATATATCAGATAAAGGTGAAACGGTATATCCAACATTCTCAAGTGGTGAGTTTGATAACGCTACAACAGGAATGGCAGGATTGAAGAGATACAAATTTGAAGTATCTGGGAATGAGGCAACGCGTGAGATCACTCCAATTATAAATATCACTGCAGGCGTACATATAAAAAGTATCGATTATATTTACGAGGCATCTGAAAATAAAACAAACAAATAAATCTTATGGAAGATACAACACAAGACAACCTAGTTGAAGGAGACTCAGTAATAGCTTACGGGGATCTTGTTAATCTTGTATCTGGATTCCAGGATCAGCTTGCAGAGCTTAATTACAGAGTTTCAAATAAAAACTTTGGCTCTAAGTTGTATCAATCAAAAGAGACAATCGCTTCGAAAGGACGTTTTATTGCAGGAGCTAGAGATGATGTGGTGATTATGGACGGTCAACATCCTCTATGGAGATTGTGGGCCGGTACTGAGGATCCTGCTACGGCACCTTTTAGAGTAGATAAAGATGGAAATATGGTTGCAACATCTTTGACAATTACAGGATATATTCCTACAGGTGGTGCTCTTACTGATATCGGTACAGGAAACATTACTGGTACATATATCGCTTCTGATGCGATCACTACACCTAAGATTGCAGCAAATGCGATCACGGCCACAAAGATCAGTGTCTCAACATTGTCTGCGATCAGTGCTGATATCGGTACAGTTACTGCGGGTAACATTAACGGTCTAACTATTACAGGAGGTATTGTTCAAACATCGAGTACAGGGCTTCGATGTGTTATGGACAGTTCTGATGACAAGGTAAAATTCATGAACAGTAGTACGGTTTATGCATCCTTGTATCCATATGCAGGAGGTACAAACATCGGGGTTATACTTGAAGCAGGAGGAACTGCTTTGACACTCAATGATGGAACTACATTTATATATGCACTTCTTCAATCTGAAAGTGCATACGTAAACGTTGACGGTGCAGGAAACTCAATCGATCTTGTTGCCAGTTCGATCGATATAACAGGGGCAACAAACATCGAAGGAAACGGAAACCACTTATCAATCAACGGCAACGCATTCCTCAGGTTGAAGTCCATGACAGGAACAACGGCAGATGCATTGTCAGGAGTTCAAAACGGATGCATGTATTACAGAAGTAGTTCAGACGATATCCGGGTTCGAATTGGAGGAGTATGGAAGACTGTAACAGCAGTTTAATAAAAATTAATTAATATAAAAAAATCAAATGAAAATAAACATAGACAATAAATATTTCGAAAACAGAACAAAGCTAGTAGCTGCAGCAATTGAGGATGTGCATATAAACCTTAGATCCATTGCTGAGCAAGAGAATACACTGAAGCAAAGTAAGACAGTATTCCATACCGAGCTGCTTAAACTGCATGGTGAAAAAAGATTCCTTGAAATGATCATTAATCAGATTGAGGAAAACACCAACGAGGACAAGATTGAAAAGCTTAAAGATCCTGAAAATCCTGACAATCAAGCAAAAAAATAAATTTTAATATAAACTTATACATATAAACATATGGCAACATCACTAGTAGATTATCTAAAAAATTCTGGGAAAGATTCCTCAGTAACATCACGTGCTCAACTTGCACTTGATCAGGGACTTGTGGGGTCTACAAACGAGTATCTTACTCTTGCAGGAGCAGGTAAGAATGCTGATATCAACACAAGACTTTTGGCGAACCTGGAAAAAAGTGCTACTGATGTTCCACCGACTCCTGCACCCAAGAGTGTTATTTCTCCTCCAGGGACACAATCAACGATCTCGAATGTTTCAAACTTCAACAACAACGTCATGACTGGTGGTCAAGTTGAGAAAGCTACATCGTTGCCTGATCCATCAACATTCATTCAAACAGGTCAAAGACAATCTCTTTCAGATAAAGTTTCTCAGATTGCAGGATCGACTTTTGGATCAACAAAGCTTGAGCTTGATAACCTACGTGCAGAACTAGGAAGAATCACATCTTCTGAAAAAGAAGCTGCTCAATTTAAAGTTGATCAAGCTACAAAAGGTGTTCAGGAAATTGTTGGAACAACAGCTGCACAAGACGCTCTTGATGCAAATAATAAAAAGTTTAAAGTTGAAGAGAATATTCAACTGTATTCTGATATTCAATCAAAGCTTGTAGCCGCACAAGAGGCTCTTGATATGGGTCTTATATATGAAAAAGATAGACCTGCTCGAATGAAGTTTATTACAGGATCAGAATCAACTCTTCAAAAGCAAGGACTGGCCACAATTGGTGCTCTTCAAGGTACTGCTGCGGTTATTAAAGGAAACATAGATCTTGCTCGAGCATATGGAGAAGCGACTGTAAATGCAATCAACCAGGACAATGAAATGTCTTTCAAGGCACTTAATACGCTTCTAACTATGGCTCATGATGATCTTGTTGATCTAACAAAAGAAGAAAGAAAACAAATCGAGACTAGACTTTCATCTATTGAAGGTGAGGCTGACAGACTACAAAAGAACAAGGATGACGTACTTGATCTCATGATCTCTAACCCTAAAGCGTTTCAAGCCGGAGGTGTTACTCTTCTTGATAGTAAAGAGACTGCACTACAAAAAATGCTTCCAACTATGGCAACTGATGAGCGAATTAAATTCAACGCAGATCTTGCTGCTAAGAATAGATCTAACACATCAGACGGAACAAAAATGGATACTGCTGAGAATAAAAAACAACTGCTTGATTACAAGGCAAAAGGTCTGACATATGAAGAGGCTATTACTAGATTTAGTGATGTGTTGACTCCTGAATATATTGCTCAAATATACGGAAGAAAAGTTGTTGCAGGATCAGTTGAAGAAAGCTTGAAAGATGCATACTATGGTCAGTTCATAGATCAAAGTACAGGAAGTGTTAAATCTGGATATAATGTGACTCTTGATTCAAAAGGAAATCCTGTTGTTGCAGAAACGAAAACAGGAGGATATTGGTCTAACTTATGGAACTCAATTACAGGAAAATAATAATATAAATATATGGCATTAACACGAGAAGAGATCGATGCAAAATATGGAAAAGCACCTGCAAAAAGCGGGGGCTCTTCTGCTAAACCTCTGGTCCAGATTTCAGAACCTACAGCACCTGTTGCTGCAACAATGAAAAAGCTTACTCCGACAGCTGAACCTAAAGCTCTTACACGGGAACAGATCGATGCAAAATACGGTGCGGTTAAAGCTGCTCCAATAAAAGAAGTGGTGGTTACACCTGTAAAAGAAGCACCTGTTCAGACTCAAATGAAAGGTGTTATTCCTAGTACGATCAGCCAGGCACCAGAAAAATCTCTTCTTGGTAAAATTGGAGGAGCTGTAAAATCTGGTCTGCAAAAAGTTGGTATATTAAAAACTGAAGAGGAGAAAGTTGCACGTAGTCAAAATGTGACAGCGTTGCATACAGCATTGAATGATAGACAATTTTTGGAGCTAGGAAAATCTCTTGGGTTGGACAAGACAATCAAACCAACACTACCTCCAGAAGTTAGACCTGATGATAAAGCTACTATTGATTTTTATACAAACAAAGCAATCGTTGATCAGGTAAAATCAACAATGCCTCAACTTAAAACTGATCTCGGCGTGCAAGATCCAGATCAAGTTGATTATGAGTTTGTTGATAAGAACTTTGATCAGATTACAAAAGAGCTTGGTGTTCGAACTCAGATGACTAACAAGGAATTTGCAGGTCTTGCGTTAACACTTGGTTTAACTGCAGGTACAGCAGGAGGAATTTCTGCAGGTGCTGCTTTTGTTCCTACTCTTGTGAAGCTAGGTGTTGGTCTTGCAGGGTTCGAAGCAATGAATGCTGCTGAAAGAAAAATTAATAAATTCGTTACAGGAAATGATGAGTCTATTGTTGATACAGTTTCGAGAAAATTGGACCTAGGTACAACCGGAGAGACATTGTTGTTTCTTCTTGATCTAGGTGCTAAAGGAAAAGGGTTGCATTCTATTGGAGTAAAAGCACCTTCTGTTCTTGAGGGTTTTACAAAGAATACTATTGTTAAATATAACCTTCCTAAAACTACTTTCATTGAGCCTCAAAAAGTAAAAGATATTTTCCAGACTGGTAAAAAAATATCTGCTGAAGAGATGGATATGGTCAAGTCTCTTGGTTTGGATGCTAAGGCATATCGTGAAGCTATTCAGAATGGTATTAAAATTGAAGTTCCTTCTGAGAAGATCACTACAATTGTTGATAAACCATATTGGGCTAAGGCAAAAAAGATCTTTGGATTCGAACCAACAAACATTGTTGTGTCAGATAAAGCAGGTGGTGTTAAACAAGCTCCTGCAGGATATCTTCCAGAGAAGGCTACACCTATGGAGAGTCGAATAGAATCAACTATCCCTGGCATAACTGAAAAGATTGCAGTTTCTCCTAAGGTTTCAGGAGCTTTGCAGTCACCCGTTTCACCGGAGCTTATTGCCACTATTGCTAAGTTTACACCGCAAGAGAGTGCTGCTTTTGGTAACAGAATTGTTCAGAGAATTAATGAGGAGGTTGGAACTAAAATTGATGAAAATTCAGGTATACCATCTGGAATCAAAGTGAATGAATTCGGATCTCCTGATGGACGTCCTGCACAGTTCAACAATCAAGGTAAAATAGAAGTATTTTTACCGGACCTAGTTAAAGATCTTCAGAGTATGGCGAAAGGTGGCGAGATTCTCGCTCATCCTGATACTCCTAAATATTCAAAAGTATACAAGCTTGAGCCAGGAGAAACTATGGAACAGCTTGCTGTTAGATATACTCAAGATATATTGATCCATGAAAAGTCTCACGAGAAGACTATGAGTATCGCAGATATTACAACTGGAAGACAATTGAATCAGCAGCTGATCCAGGCACGTGCACAAGGTAACGAGGCTGCTATTCGAGCTGCTGAAACTGCTATGGATAAACATATGGAAAGTCTTGAGGTGAAGGCTCTTGAATACGAGCGTGGAAATAGAGCTCAACTTGAATCAGATCTTTTTGGAAAAAAAGGTGATTCAACTGATCTTCAAAGAAATATCGATCGAGCTCTTAAAGGTGGTAAAGAAGAGAAGGTGGTGATCTCAGAAAAGAAACTTTTGAAAGATAAGATGAAGGCACAGGAGAGTGCATCGAAAGCAGGTAAACAAGCAGGACTTGAAGAGGGTAAAAAACAAGTATCTGAAACTAAATCAAGACATAATGAGATAATTGAAAAAATAAAAGATCGGCAATCATCAATTCTGCAGAAGAAGACTTCACTTATTAATTATGCCGAAGCATTTTTACCTGTTGCAGAAAGAGGTAAGTTTTTGAAAGCAATTCGAAATACAATATCTGATAAAGAGTTCATAGATACACTCACAAGAATGGAAAAAGCTAGTGATTCAGCAAATAGAAAATCTCTTATAACTGATATTCAAGGTGAATTGAAGGGTACTATTATCAAGAACAAAGGTGGCTTTCCTAGTGTTAAGTTCGAGAAGTCTGCTCAGGACAAGCTAAACACTATCAGAGCCAACGTAAAAGGGGATTATTTGAACGCTCAGGCGAAGATTGCAGATATTGTGGCTGATCATCAGACTAAGAACCCTAACGATACGCTACCGGAAGATTTGATTGGTGAGATACAGCTTCTTAGAATGGTGGGGATTAAGGACATGACAGCTAAAGAGCTACGTGGTGTTTTGGATGATGTTAAGTCTATTAAAGAAACAGGTCGAACTCTTCGCGAGCTTGATCTATTTAACCGTGAGACAGACATCGAACTTAAGCGTGGAAAAATTGTTGACATCATAACAGGAGGACAAAAGCTCCCATCAGATACACAAAGTATCAAGCAAGCTGAGCCAGATACATTCATGAAGAAGATCAAGGACTTTGATAAGAACCAGAGATATGGATGGGAAGAACTTATGGATGTTTTGTCTGTTAAAGATAAGTCAACAAAACAGTATGAGAGTTTCCTTTCAAAATATGCCACTGAAAAAACTAACACGTCTTTCAATAAGCAGAACGAAGGCGAGATGAAAGCTATTGAACCTATCAATACAAAAATAAAAGAGATTTATTCTCTAGATAAAAATAGCGAGGTGCTTGCATTGTTGAATGATCTAAAAGAAGTTAAGAATCTTGGAACTGTTACACATGCAGACGGTGTCGATAGAGAGTTGAAAATATCTCGAGGACAAGCTATACAGATGAAAATGTGGCAACAAGATCCGACTCTTGAAGGATCATTCACTGATGGATTGAAGTGGGGAGACCAGGTTTGGGAGAAGGTTGATGAGATGCTAAAGCCTGAAGATGTTAAAATGGCCAACTATCTAGTTGACGAGTTTTATGCTGAATACTACAAAACTATTAACCCTGTATTCGTAAAAGAGTTTGGAACAGATCTCCCTTTTAACGAGAAGTATTCACCTGTACATCGTGACATAGACACAACTATTCCTGAGAACGTTCTGCTTGCAAAGGAAATGCAAAACTATGCAACAGCTAAGAACAACTCTTTGAAGAATCGTGTTAAGAACAACGTTGAGCTTAAGACAACGGATGCTTTTGAAAACCTACAACGTCACGTTAACAAGATGGAGCATTATAAAGCGTGGTCGGAAACTATGTACGAGTTCAGAAGAATCTTCGGAAACAAAGAAGTAAGACGTGCTATAAAAGATTTTCACGGTGACACTACTCTCAAGATCACAGATAACTTCTTGAATGACTTTGCACGTGATGGTGTTTCTCGAGAAAAGATCGTGAAAGGAATAGATGATATCAGAACTAACGCAACAAAAGCGTTGCTTGGATTGAACTGGAAAGTGGGGGCTAAGCAGCTATCCGGTGTATTGAACTACGCCATAGAGTTGCCTGTAAAAGATTTTACAACAGGAGTAGGATCATTCTGGATGTCACCTTTGGAGAAATCAAGATTCCTATACAACAACTCAGCAACTCTTAGAGAACGATTTGGATCTGGGTATGAAAGAGATATCAAAACAGCAATCAACAAAGGGTATGATAAGTCTATTGCAAAAACAAAAGATTTTGGCGAGATGATGTTTACATTGATCCGTAACGCGGATAAATTTACCGTATATCAAGGAGCTTGGGCATCATACAGATCTGGGTATATGGAAGGAAAGAAAATGGGATTAAGCGATGCAGATGCTAAGGCACGAGGAATCAGATATGCAGAAGATATTACAAACCGTGTACAGGAATCATCGCGTCTCGATACCTTAGCACCTCTTCAACGAGGTGGTTCATGGGCTAAGTTGTTTACAATGTTCCAATCACAACCGTCAAAATATTTGAGAATCATCACGAACTCAATCAGAAACTACAAAGCCGGGCGAGGATCTAAGGCTCAGCATTTGAAACGTATTGCTTTTGCGTGGTTTATAGTACCTCATATTTACAACATGATTGCTGAACAATTTGTGAGTGAAAAATACAGATCTTCTCCTCAGATGATGCTTCTAAAAACAGCACTTGGTCCATTATCATATCCTTTGATTGTCGGACAGATGGTTCAGTCAGTATATGGTTGGGCAGGAGGAGAAAAATTCGGGTACACTCCTTCAGCAGCATTTTCTTTTATGGATGATCTTCAGAAATCGGTTAAGAGTATATCAAATGGAGATGCTGTTGAAGCTTCAACTTACCTGGCTGATACTTTAGGAAAACTCACTGGAGTTCCTACAACACTGGTAACGAAGCCTGTAAGAAATGCACTCAAAGAAAATAAGGAAGAACCTAAAGGTGCAGCAGCTAAATTTTAAAAAATAATTATATAAAAAAATATATGCACGACGAAACAATTACATTCAAAAATCAAATATATCAAGGAGCAGGAATCGATCATCGGGTCGAATCAGAGAAAAGTAAGACCTGGCTACACGAAGAGTTGTTTGCAGGAGATTCTGCTGTAGTGTTCGAAGGAAAAGATATTGTACACGTAAAAAGATACACACATAGAAACCAATGGTCTTCTTTGTCGTGTGTGGCAAACGGCGGGGCCATAACACTTGAAGCTGCGGAACTTGCAGAGACAGGAAACGTGGTTCAATTTTCTCACAAGGATATTTATATTCGAAGAGCAAATAGACCATCTGGAGGAATGGCAATGTATGACGTGTTGGCTTTGATTCGATCAGGAGCAGCAACTGAATCTCAAGTTCCTTCAATAGGTCTTAACGAAGTTGAAATAAACAGAGATTATCTTGTTACACCTTCGATCATTCAGTCTCGAAACAAGTATGGTGCAGCTGCTACGTTCGAGATCAAGAGTCCTACTATAGATAAGGTTGCACAAGTGATCAGTATGGGTATCCCTGTTATATTATTCTGGTACTTTGACGGTCCAGAGTGGTGGAGATTCATTCCAACAGTTGAGAATAGTCATCTTGATCTGTATGGAAAAGACACTCTTCGTCACCAGGCTATCGGTGTTGATTACGGAATCTATGAGAATGAAAGAGGTATCTGGGTACAAGATTCTGCAGGTGTAGGAACAGGTTTGGGAGAATACAGAGACCTTAGATTCGTGCCTGAATCATTCTTCATTGCTAGAAACTATGCAGCAGGATATGCTATAGACAAGAAGAATCTTGATTATGTACAGGATGAAAAACCTAGATTCAATTTTGCAAGAACCCTCACAACGAACATGACTGGAGTAGATGTGAAAGCATTGCAAAAGATCCTAGTATACGAAGGTTGTATGAAGATATTGCATCCAACAGAATTCTTTGGAGGAATGACACGAGATGGTGTTAAAAAACTTCAAGAGAAGTATGCAAGCAAGATACTTTATCCAGTTGGACTTAAATCAGCTACCGGCTATGTCGGTACCTCAACCCTAAAATGGTTGAAGGAAAATTATTCAATAACAAAATAAAAATATATATATGATAATCACAGGAGCAGCATTGGTATTAAGTATAAACGTAATAGGATCTATCTTTAAAAGATGGGTGTATCCTAAGTATGGAAAGTTCGGAGTACAAGTAATGATCTTCTCTTTTTCTTTATTGGCAGCATTGTACTTTATGTATAAGGAGCTTATTCCAGGACTAGAGAATTTCATAATTACTGCATTAACAATCTTCAGTAGTACAGTTACTATCTATGAGGTTGCTCTGCAATATTTCCCTGCATTCAAGGTTAATACACCTGAAGTTGTGGAAGCTAGAGAAGAGGATCGAATGATGTAAAAAAAATACCTTCACTTTTTACATGAAGGTAAATCCGTATTTCAACGGAGGTCAATGAAGACCTAGATAGCCACCTCCTTTCCAATAGTTAAGAGTGTAGTAGTACACTCCATTGATTTCGAAGAAGAGTAACATCTGCATAAGGTACGGTTTGAGGGGAAGTTTTCCTCCATGTAATAATACCATGAGTTATCCGGAAATTCCGGATAAGTGAATATAAAAAACACCTTTAACGGTGTTTTTTGTTATAAAAATAACCCTCTTTGCAGAAGGTTACCCTAGGATGTGGAACCCTTTCAGTTGCAATAACCGAAAGATGTTCTTAGTTTATATTATCAGGCCGTATTCTGCAATCGTTAGGATCTGAATCAGGCAGAAACGCACCACAAGCTGTACAAATTAAGGGATTACTTTCCAGGAAAGCGTGAGATATTCCGGATATAGACATACCTACCCCTCCTGTTAATCTTCTCCCATATTCAGCCATAAGGATCGCGTCAGTTAAGCCGTCATTTGCAACCCGAGATCGATCTGATTTTCGAAAATCAACACCTGGAAACAGTCTCTTCGCTATGATTTCACTCTTTGCTTTCGTATCAAGGGTAGTTTTAACACCTGTAAAGAGTTTAGATTGCCACTGTTTAGCCCCTACAATCTGATATGGGATACCTAAACCGGCTAAGAGGCCCAACCATATACCGAAGCCCTTTCCTGTCTGTAGCGTCGATGTGAGGCCTTGTCCGGGCATGGATATCTGGTTCTCTATAACAGTAAATATCCTAGTGCTTGTAACAATTACCATGTCCAACATTTCCCTCATTGCTTGTATATCATATTCTTTTCCTCCAATGATCGGTGTTTTGTATACTGTTGCGGGAAAATTTACATTCTTTTCACTGAGCACCGCCATTCCTCCATCAAGTCCTGGATCAATTCCTATAAAGGTTGTAGACATAGTTTTTGATATATTTGATTCGTTAATAATACATCAGATAAAGCTCTGTGTTGTTCTGTCAGTTCAATCCCTAACTCTTCACAACATACTTTCACATTGTACTTCAAACCATATATTCTTTCTTCCATGACACGGTTGCCGAACTCTTCAAAAGTTTCGTTGAATCGTCTCATTCGTCCTGCTTTTTTTGCTTTGAACAATACTGCTGTATCGATCATGTTTTTTAAAAGCTTCTTATGAAAACTTTCAATATCAGGAATATCTATAGACGTCTTATGTAATGCAGCAATCAAGAAAGGTATATCAAACTTTAAACCGTTGTGAGTTATATGAGGAAGATTTCCTATAGCATTCACAAGATCTTTTAATGCTTTTTCAGGAAAGGTTCCATCTATATCAATCTTTTGTTTTGTGATGCCTGTAAGTTTGGTTGTTGTTTCAGATATTTCTATTCCATGATCAAGAAGCATTGATGATGTATGAGATACTTTTCCATCTACAATTACAGCATATCCTATTTCAAGAACATCATCTTCTCCGGGATTAAGTCCAGAAGTTTCAAGATCCCATACAATATAATTTTTTGGGTATTGAATCATTATTTTTCTGATCTCTTTGAGAGCTTAAGGTTTATAAAGTCCATCTTAACAAGACCTTCGTCTTTATCGTAATCATATCCGAAGCTTGTGTATCTATCGACTGCGACCACATTGTAAACACCTTCCTCTTCTCCAACAACAATGTATTCTCCGATGTTAGGAGAAAGCTTGTACACTTGAAAAGTTTTTATTTCAGGTTCAGGTAGTGCAATAAAATGAGCTAACAATAATACGAATATAATCATGAGTGTAGTAAATATATATACTAACATTCCTGCTTTTGTTTTATCTGACATTTTCTTTTTTCACTTTGTTATGATAATCAGCTGCACATTCTGCACATCTTGAAGATCCTTCTCGAGCAATTCTAAACATGCACTCTTTACAGATTCTGTTTGAGGCAGCTTTTGAATATTGTTTTATTGAATTCTTTTGGATTTTTCTTTTCATATGTTTGATTATCTTTGATTTTGATAAATATTTTCCGCGTTTGCATGATCGATCTCATGTTGGAATATGTTAGCCATTATGCCTGTAGTCCACTCTTCTCGAGTGATCAATTCTTTTCCTTCAGAATCAGGAACTTGATACTTAACTTTGATGCGTCCGTATCTAAGAACCTTTTTATCGTTCCGGAATGGGAATGATATGCAACCCTCACGTGATGTTGTTCGTGAATTTTTATCCACTTCAAGCAAAACAGGATTAATGATTGCAATCACCTCATTGTTCTTTCCTCCTACAAGAGATCTTTTTACAACAAAGAAGTTATATGGATCTAGACTAACTTGAGAGTGATGCAATGCTAAAGATTCTTTACCGAAAGGACCTTTTAAATAGTCTCCCATCTCAAGAGTCTCTTGCAAATCATTTGCCTCTTCTCTTATATCGTCCATGCTTTTAACTTCTATTGATTTTGTTTTTGGTATGATTATTTTTGCCATAGTGTTTGATTAATAGTCCAGTAATGCGTCCGCAGTCGATAGCTCAAAAGCTAGAGGTGTTGGCTCGTTGTTCTTTTTGAAACGTGGAGATGTAACCACCACTGCTTCACCTGCTTTCTTAGATAGTGGACAGAATCTACAATCACTACATGTGTAGCATTTTTGATCCCAACCATTTTTCTGTTTTGCAGATACGAAGTTATTATTCTTCATAGCTTGTTGCCAGATCTGAGCCCATTGTTCAACATCACCTTTCAATTCATCCAATGCTTCTTGAGTGTACACGAACAGTTCAGACTTTTTAAAAGTATTACTTAGTTTGTCCGCAGCCATGATCATGCACTGTATGTTTCGTGTTGGTATAAGAAGAACAGCACTCACAAGGTCCTGGTAATAACCAAGCTGTCCTCTGTAATGAGTGTTGTATGGTTCAAGCAAAGCAATATCTCGACATGTTTTAATGTCTACAATAATTGCCCATAGATCATTTTCATTAAGTAGTTTGATCTTAGACTGCATCTCTTCAAGAGTTATTTGTTTTGCCTTGTATATGGCATAAATCTTAGTGAGAGCGGGAGATAGTTTAAGATAGTCAAACTTTCCTTTTCTTTTTATTCCACGAATCTCAGCCTGGAAGATCTGCTGTGATGTTAATTCGTTGAACTCCATGTTTGAATAATATGGATGAGTCTTTATAGCGAGTGATGTTGCTTCCGCATTCTCCCACACTGATCCTGTCACTTGCTGTTTATCAGCAAGATCTTTAATACAGTCTAAAGAGATTTGAATTGAAGCTATCTCAGCTATTCTCGATTCAATTCCTTTTACAAGAGTCTTATCAAGATTCTCTGATCTGTTAAGACTTAGATCGTTTAATTGAATTCTAAGATCTGACAGCTTCTTTTCTTTTGCAGGAGTCAATTCGCCCTCAGCTTCTAAAGGCTTCATTTTGTCTGAGATGATGTTTTGCTTAGCTATAAATTTTTCATTCATAAGCTTTTCTTTTTCCTGGATCTCAGCCTGTAAATTTTTTATCTGATTCTCGAATTTCAACGCATCGGCAGGGTTTATTTTTCTGTCAACACGGATGAAGTTCTCAGCTATAAATTCAGGCTTTTCAGTAAGCATTGCATCAACTAACTTTCCATAAACAAAATAATCTTGTTCAGGCTCTTCATATGTTTTTGTCACAAAGAGTTCCCGGTACAAGTTTTCGCATTTAGAGAATACTTTTAATCCTGAGAAACTGCATTGTGTGGAGTCTTTGTAGTAATCATCTTTATCAAGCAAAGGTTTTACTACTAGTCCGCTGTTATTTGGTTCCATATCTCGTCGAATTCTTCAGCAGTAATGCTAAAGTGGCTTCGGTCCGTTATCGATTGATGCTGCAGGTGCAGATCCTCCAGTCGATCCTGTGGCTGCTGTTCTCGAAAGGGCTGCGTTAGCTTCTTTCATTTTTGTTGTGATCTCGTTGATGTTTTCAACTACTTCTTTTCGAGCTTGTTCGAAAAGCATTTTAGATACTTCAACTGGATTGTCTGATGATTCAACTGTTGCTTCGTATACTGACTCAACCTTTACCCATGATTCAGGCATGCCATATGTTCGGGCATTAATTGATCGTGAGTAAGATCGTGTTACTTTTGTGATTTGCATAAATGGTATTATATTTTAAATTATTTTTTATACCATCCTGAGGTGAGCTGAGTACCGGGGGCAAACTTTCGTTAATAAAATCTTATGGATTAACCTCAATGAGGTGATTAATAAGATATAGAAATTAATTGTTAATAAGACCGTAAATGATTTGCATTGTTTGCTTTACTGCATTCCACGATAATCTTATTTGCAAACCCCGCGACTCAACCCATCTCGAAAGATGGGCTATTGATGTTGATAAGAACTAGAAACCGTCGTTAGTTGGAACAGCTTGTACTGGAGCAGGTGCAACTGGTGCAGCCTGTGCCGGTGCAGCAACTATTCCTGATGGAGCAAGTTGTGCAGCTTGTGGTAAAGTTGATCCTGCAGTCATCATAGGGATTTTTGAATCTTTATCGTACTCTACAGTAAAATTTTGATACGCTCGTCCTTTTGGTGACTTTGGTTGAGCAACTCCTAGATAAGTGATTCGAACTTCGCATCCTTTTGGGATCTCGTCGAATTTTCCATCTAGTAGTCCTGAACCCCAGATACTTACAAGTTCTCCAGTAGCAAGTTGAATCTCATAAATATTTGATTCATTTTGTCCTACTCCCGTTTTCTTTTCTTTGTAAAATCCTTGGATAACTTTTCCTAGATAGATACTTTTATCCTGATCGTTTTTAGGTTCAGGAGTCCATCTAAGTGTTTGTCCCATTTGTTCTTTTGCTTCTGCGAATGCCATATGTTTGTGTTGTAAATTAATTAATTGTGAATAATGAATAATGTTTGAATCTTTAATACTTGACTGTTGACTTTGAAATTATTGCTTACGCAGTAGCCTCATCATCTTGGCCTCCTTCCTCAGTTTCTGCATCTTCTAGTAGATCTGAATCATCTTCTGATTCTGTATCTTCGTCTGTTGATGTTGAAACATCTTCTACGTCGTCTGCATTATCTGCATCTGATGTTGAAGCTTCTTCTGTCTCATCTGCATTAACTGCATCTGATTCTGAAGATGTATCCGCAATTTTTTCCTCGTCATGAGCTGCTGCTTCAGCGTGAGTTGGATATGATGCGTCTGAAATTGATCCTCCGTCTGGAATCACAACTTCTTCTCCGATAGCGAAACCTTTTTCTCCTAAGATAGGAAAGGCATCGAAATCAGCTTGTGACAATACTTTTGTTTGTGACATAATGTTTTGTTGAAAGTTAAATTTTTGTAAAGTCGAATTTTTTTCAGCCATATAGGCTGAGAAGGAGACTGGAAAACACTAACAGCCTCCTTCCCAACCCGTATATTATACGAGCGGTTTAAGTATCACGATTGATCGAGTCTTGTGTTGACTTCGAGAGATCAATTCTAGTTTTTGAAGATCTGACAAAGCTCTGTATGTTTGTCTGATACTCATGTGTATACCTAACGAGATCTCATTGATCTCAGGTGCCACAATATTTTTTTGTATGTATTTTTCTATGAACCTGTATGTTTTCACATGTGATGGTAATAGATGTATTTCTGCTTTCTTTTTCATATTGTCCATTGTAGTTCAATGGCAGTTATATGTCAAATTGTGGATAACTATTATTCTGGAATATTTACATACACTTCCTTAATCGTGTTCAGATCAAGAATATTGGCAGGAGGCATCTCATATATAGAGATTCCTTTTTTCAAGTCTGTCTTCAAGGCAGGTTGAAAAGCCATGCTGTGATCAGACTTTATTTCCCGTCCATGTTCTATTACAAGACCATCAGCAATATCTTCTTCTGGAGTATAGTTTATGACTAGAGAGTTATTGTTGTCTACATAATAATCGATTGTGATTTTTTTCATATGTTTTTACTTTTTATTATTTTGAATAATTACATTTTCTTCTACTTGTACATAGATAGCTTGTGCATATGCAATCTTTCCGAAACCTACATGTGTCATAGCTATACCTCCTTGCAACTTCCAACCATCTTTTAAATTTTTTCTTATCTCTTTACGAACGAATTCAAGATCACCTGAAACTAGTCCATAATGTATATATTTTTTTTTCATAATGTTTATTTTTTGAATTTGATTATATTTTTACCAATTTTAATACCTGATATCCCTAACTTAGACCAGTCTTTTTCAACCTTCTCCATCATCTTCTTTATTTTTCCACGCTCTCCTACTGTTTGTTTTGTTAGCTTCTTTTTCATATATGCTTTTTATTTGAACTTGCCACGAAGCTTGTCGTGAAAGTCGCTTACTATTTTTGGTAAATCTTTTATAGGTGGTACCTGGTCCGCATAGATAGGCTTACCTGTTGCTTTTCTGAATTCATGTATCACCTCCTGGATCTCTGAATACTTTTTCGACGCGTTCCAACCGTTTCTCATATACTTCTTTGTTGTGTGCCAGATGTTTGTGAGGGTTCCGTCATGATACACATGATAGTGCCATGGACTTTTTTCAACAACTTGAAATCCTGCATCAACAATTTTTTGTATATCTGTGGGGTATGATTTTATGAATGACATATTATTAATCGTTTAAAAGTTTGTTAAAAAAATCATCAGGTGTGCCTTTGTCTGCAATATGATCAATAAAGGAGTGCATGTAATCTCTATAATCATAATTAAAGAAATCTCCAAACTCTTTTATTTTATCTTGTTGTTTCCATCCCAACGCTTTACCTAAACACTCCCAAAAAAGTGGATCTACAAGATAGCTATACATAATCTTATGTCTATTATTAAGCTCAAAAAAATCTAAACAATATTCTTTTGTAATAGTATTCCATTTACCACCTTTATAACCACCTTCTATTGCTTTTTTGATTGCTTGTTCCATATGTTTAATTTTTCAATATTCTTAAAAAGTTTTTTAATTTATATGCAGGAAAGATGTAAGGATCATACACAAAGTGAAATGTTCCATGAGTCTTTCCTTCTGCTGTTCTCATCAATCTTCCTCTGATCTGATGTAATAGCATCTCGTTGTTGTATATCGGGGAAATCAACACAATCTCATCAAGATCTGAGATCGACACTCCTGTTGATACGCATCCAACCGTTGCGAAGATCACTTTAAGGCCATTGTGCTTCATGTTTCTGTAGCTTTCAAGGGCCTCTTTTGAGTCCTGACCGGTAATTACACCTGATTCTATACCATAGTCTCTACTGAGAGCTTCCTGGAGCGAATAGCAGGGGTCTACGTAACGGCTCAACACTATGATCTTCCGACCTTCTTTAAACAGCTTTGATGTTGTGTTGAGTATCAGCTTATTGCGTTCAGGATCAAGTGCAATAGTTTTCTCCTGAAGGTTTCTAGCGGCCTGAGTAGGGTTCTTATGATTCATGTCTGTAAAACCCTGGACTACTCCATCCCAATCGAACTGAGTGGTGCTTTCAATGATGTTAGGATATACAGGAACTACTCTTTTTTTTTCCAAGAGTATATCTTTTCCAATTGTATAAATGACCTGTCCAAATGTGGCGAAGATGAGGAACTCTTTTTGATCTTTTCTTTTGAGAGTACCGGAAAAACCATACCTAAACTTCGTGTTGAGACTATTAAGGAGAGTAAAGATTGTATTTGCCGGAGCGATGTGGCATTCATCGAGGATCGCAGCTCCATATCTGTTCTTAACAGATTCAATATTTCGAGCAAGCGTTTTGTCGATAGCGATTGTAATCGCTCCATCGGTGTTCGATCCGTTTCCGATGATTCCTGGTTTGATTTTGTTTCCATGTTCGTCTCTTATATATTTATCTATATCTTCTAATAATTGTTCCATAAGCACTTTGCGGTTCACGACAATGACCGTTTTTTGCTTAATCTCCACGATTGCTTTCAGTATCATCAGTGACTTTCCTGCTGAGGTTACCGCGTGGATGATCCCTTGTCTCTTGTTTTTCATAGCTTCAACTGCACCATTCTGATATTCATCGAGTTCGAAATCTGTATTTATGTATTGAAGATTTATTGGATGATCCGGATGATCGAACTCATA